TATCCCTAACGCTGCCAGGGTGTCCGCCATACCCATCGACCCTAGTCCAGTCCTCCTACCCTTCACCGCAACGTCTTTCACCTTCCTCCACAAGTTCAACTCTATCATCTTGGTCATCTCATCCTCATAAGATTCGTCCACACTCTGTATGATCTTATCAAGTTTCTCAATCTCAAGGTCTATCACGCTATCCATGAACCTCTGACAAGTACGAACAGCGTGCCTGAATTTACCCCAGTCAAATACTGCGTTTACCGTGAAAGGGTTCTCCACGAAGTAAAGTAAGTTTATATGTCCTAACCTACAGGAGTCATAGGCGGAGAGAGGGATCTCACCGCAAGGGTTAGTGGAGATCGTCTTGAAACCGAACTTCGAGTAACAGTCCGCTGGACTTTCCCTCTTTATCGTGTCCCAGAAAAGTATCCCCGGCTCCCCGTTTTTCCACGCCTGATGAACGATCTTATTAAAGATCTCAGCGGCAGGTTTCTGGCCCCATTCTTCAGGGTTATTGATAGGGAAGTGGAAGTAATGAGGCAAGTTATTCATGACTGCGTTCATGAACTGATCGGTGACTTTAACTGACACGTTCGCCCCCGTGTTCTTCCCTTCCACGTCTTTACACGTTATGAAATCTTCTATGTCAGGATGGTTGACGTGAGCTGAGAGCATCAACGCACCCCTTCTACCGTCCTGTGCTACCTCCCTAGTAGAGTTACTGTACCTAGGCACGAAAGAGAAGGCACCCGTTGACGTGTTAGCGCACCCGTTGACTGGAGTTCCCTTAGGACGGAGGTGGGAAAGATCATGCCCGACACCCCCACGCCTCTTCATCAACTGGATCTGTTCTTGATCAATGAGGCAGATAGAACCGTAAGAATCCACCTCATTGCCTATGACGAAGCAGTTGCCTAACGTTGAGAGGAAATTCTCATTCCCTACACCGAAAAGTATTGAACCTCCAGGGATGAAGCCCTTGAAATCATGTAACAGTTCTCTATACTCTTTAAAGAGTCTCTCCTCATACTCTTCACGATCTAGGAGGTCAGGGAGTGGACCTTTGGTAGTAACATATTCGTGATAATGCTTCATGTCAATCCTAACTACTTCTCGGATGACTGCCTCGATCCTCTCATAGGGAGTTTCTTCCAGGTAAGTTCCTGACTTGTCTTTCAGGCAATACTTTGATAACCAAATGTTCGTCAAGAGTTCATTCCCCTCGAAATACTCTAACGTCTTCTGCCTTACCTCGTCATTCTTTTGCTTATTCATCTTGCAAGATAATTTTTAAAATTGGAATTAACTTGTCTCTAAATTGGATGTAAGCAACGGACTCCGGTTCTTGAGGAGCTTTACGTGAAATTTCAGAGCAAAACCTCCTTGTCTGTTCCCCCGTCAGCTCCAACCTATAAGGAGTAACTTCCGTCTGATACTCCCTCGCTATCGTTAATCTCCTCAGTATATCTTCATCGGTAGGTAAAAGACCTTCCAAAGATTTTATCTTAAACAGGTTTAAGTGCGTCCTGCCACATCTGAGACAAACTGAATACTTTCTTTTCATAGGCCCTAAAATTATAAAAATCTTTTTTAATTTCTAAAGTTTTACTGAATATAAATCAAACTTTCTTTCGCCCTAGTAACTGCAACGTAATAAAGGCATTTTTCAGCGTATAGCATTTGCTGTGACGTTGTGTAAGGTGAAGGTATCAGTTCTTTCTGATAGAAGAAAACACGTCTAGCCTCTAAACCCTTTGACTTGTGGCACGTCATCAAGGTGATACCTCCAACTTCATCAGAGAATAACTCCTTGATAGTTTTATAGCATTCACTGAAAGTGACGAAATGATCGAGAAGTATGAAGATGATCTCTACCATCTCATCGAAGTTCACCACCTTAGGATGAAGTTGAGGCCTAGAAATCCCGGAATCTTTCAAGTCGGACAGCATCTGTTCTCTCTGCCTATCGAAATGATCCTTCACCTGGAAATAACTCATGCCTTCGATAGGCTCAATCATCTTCAACAGTTTCTCCCCGTAGTCCTTACCGTATATGTGTGATTTCTTACCTTGAACGACTAAAGTCAGGAACAACTGAACTAATGGTTTGTTGTTCCTACAGATCACGATGTCACCTTCTTCTATCTCAGAGATTTTGCCTTCCCTAACTTCTCCTTCTGGTGCGTCCTCTAGGTATTCCATCGAGTCTGGGAATACACCGTTAGCGCACTCTGTGACGGACTTAGAACAACGGTATGTCCTTGACAACGGGAGGCAGAGTGTGTTCTCTGACTTCTCAAACTCCTCGAAACTTTTCAAGTTAGATCCCATGAAGGAGTAAATAGCTTGTTTCTTATCCCCTACCGCTATAAACCTGCCCGTAGATTTCCTAATCTTGTCTACCAAGAACTTCTGCATAGGGTTCAAGTCCTGACACTCATCAACGAAAACAACGTCATACTTAGGGAATGCGAGGGGTGGGAGGTCTTTACAGAGGTAAAGCATATCGCAAAAATCTATCATGGAACCGTCCTTCAACTTCCGGTTATAGGTGTTGAGGATGTCCATGCACTTCTCAACGTCCAGGCAATGCTCTGGAGTCGCCAGTATGTCGTACTCTCCAGCGACCTCGGTTAAGGAGGAGTAGTCAGTGATAAGGTTCATCCTCACGATGTCTACTAACTGACATAGTTCCATCATGTAAGAATTCTGTTTCTTCAAGGTGTTGAACCTTGACAAGTCTAACTTGTTACGGCACAGTTTGAAGGTCTTACCGTCCGTTACTTTCAAGTTGCACGAGTGGTACTTGAGGAGGATAGACATACCTAATGAATGCAAGGTCCTCGCCTTGACGTGAGTAGGTAATTTACGAGAAAGTTCTTCCTGGATCGACTTGTTGAAAGCGAGGAAGATACTAGACTTCATGGGTGAAGTGTTCTTCGCCAGCATGAGTAAGGTGAAAGTCTTGCCTGATCCTGGACAGGCGTTTATCACCAAGTTCATGGAGGTAGTCTTATAGGCCACCTTAATGTCTTCTTGATACTTTGATAGTTCCATTTTACCGATGTTTCTTAACCTTGTTTATTTGTCAATTCAAAAATATAAAATTTATATGTATCATGCAACTTCTGGAGGGTTATCTTCGATGAAATACTCAAAATTCTTATAAGAGGCGAGTTCATCTGCCCTGTTGTTACCTTCTTGATAACAGTCCTTGCCTCTACCGTGTCCCCTGGTATGCCTCACCTCGATGATACCTTTGAGGAAGGACCTATAAACTTCTAGAAACTGTTCCCACAAGTCCCAGTTTTTCCTACTCCTTATCCCGTTCCTCTCCCAGTTAAACACCCAGCCTTTATTCACAGAGTTCACGGTGTACTCACTATCTGAGATAAGAACAATAGGTACGTTCTTCTTCTTAATTAGGCGGAGTGACTCTATGATCGCACGTAGTTCCATCCTTGACACGGTGGTGTTCTTGTACCCCACGGACAACTCCCTCTCCGATATTACCTTCCTGCCTTCCCTGTATTGCATCAAGGAACCGTAACCGCCTAACCCTGTTCTAACGTTGCAAGAACCGTCAGTGTATATCACTATGTACTTCATAACCACTATTATCAAAATTCTTTTTACTCTGATGAGTTCATCTTGAACTGGACAGAGACAAAATTTCTTTTACTCTTTTTTAAAGTCTCATCCTCACGATTCTCTCATACTCCTCTTTCTTCTCTGCCTTCTCCTTCATTTCTCTATACCTCATCAGCCTGTCTGAGACCTTAAAAGAAGGATCACTCATGAGTTCCTTCACATGATCGTAATTAAGGGTAATGTACCTAGTTTTAGGTATCCCTTTCCAAGAAGTAGTGATCACTCCAAATTCTTCCAATTCTCTAAAAATCTTTGAAGCCGTGGGGGAAGATATTTTAAGTTCACTTTCTAACCACTCCTGCAAGAAAAAGAATTCCCCTTTATCCCATTTGAGGTAAGTGTCCTGATCTAACTCCTCTTTGAAATCAATGAGTAATTGAAGAACATAGGCGTTCAGGGGTCCAAGGGTACTCACGAGAGCTTTGTTCAGCCTGATATAAAGGTTCTCCGGACTTAGTCTCTTTAACTGTTCACACGTTGTCATAGATCAATTCTGCTGGTTTCTTTTCATGTCACTATACATTCTATCAGACTTTAAGATCTTGTTTCTCTTTCCTGATCTTTTCGGCCTTTTCTCCAAGTATTCCTTAACTCTGTTGAACTCCTCAACTGTCGTTATGAAATGCTTCCGAGGATCCAGTGAAGGCACCGACTCTTCAAACACCCTAAAATAGCGTTCCCACCTCCTGTTCACTATCACCAAATACTCAGGGACTCCTAACTGAGATTGCAAGTTAGGATGGGACGTTACCTTCATACTCTCTCCTAAACTCATCTTCCATCTTTTTACTTATTTTCACTTTCCTCTCTCCCTCACTCAGCAACTTCACCAAGACTTGCAAGTCCAGGGTGTAAAGGTTCGTTTCACCGATGCCTCTCTGTTTCATTATCACTAACCCTAGTTTCTTCAGGTTTTTCATGCACCTAAACAAGGTACTCTCTGAAACGCCCAGGCGAGTGTAAAGAAGTTTCTTGGACATGTAGAAGAAGTTATCTTCTTGAAGTTGGTCTGTTAGGTAGAAATGCTGATACCATGAGAATAACTCAGCGTAAAGAGTCGCCTCTAATAGTCCTATGTTCAAGACTAGGCACTTGTTTAATTGCCAAAAAGAATCGTTTCCATACAATTGGAAGATTTCCTTATCTGTCATCATTCACAAAGTTAAAATTATTAGAATCGTATGAAAAGGGACTTTGTGATTCCCTTTATCAGGATTCAGATCCCTATTCATTGGCTCAAATGTAATCGTTTTTTCTTAAAGTTCAAAATTTATCCCTCTTTACTTTCAAGTCAGTAGTACTATTTCTTTATTTGGACCCGGAGTTCATTCTGAACTATAAAATATAATATATATACTTAATAAAGCCTTCAGGCCTTATTCCCTTATCAGGAACTCCTGTTCCTTCCAAGGACGAGGTCCTCTCGACCTGAGGAACCTCTTAATAAAGCCTTTAAGGCTATATAGCCCCTGCGGTGCAAGTTTTTCATCAATTAGGGAGGTCTTTACAACTCCTATTTATGTCGATGATACCACCCTTAGGCTTTTTAAGTTCCCTATTCTCTACAGTGTAAAGATTTGAAGAAGGAACTTGTATCAACACGTCAAGAACTAAAAAGTCTGTACGGTTTAATGCTAAAGAATGCACGTCAGGAATCTTATACCCCTCTAACGTGTTTAAGAACATGAAGAAAGTGTCAGTGAAGGGGCAATAAACTACCTGTTTCAAGGATTCATTCAAAGCGCCTGTCTTCGCCAGGTAGAGAACACACAAGAACCTCACGTAGAGGTCTGGTGAGAGTCCACTCTCTTTGGCCTCTGAGTTTTTATAAAGATATTCTCTCCAGTCATGATCGAATTTTTTAATAGTTTGAATTTTCATGAGGAGGAGGTCTTCTGCCGTTTCCTCCTGATCTTTACAGATCTCATCGTAAAGAACCACGGACTTATAAAAGAGTTTTATTATTTTATCCATGACCCTTGCGTTCAAGCTCAGCCTGTTTAACACGTCCATTACTGTTTCCATTTGATAGTTTGTTTTAAATTTTAAAGAATAAGGTTGAAGAGATTAATTCTCTTTTATTTTCTCTTCAAGCCTGATAAATTATTTGTTTAAAAGTTTTCTGTTCCTCTTCTCCTGTCTTTTAACCGTCCTTTCATTTCTAACTCCTTCAGGAGGTTGTACTCCTCTCTCAAGGCGAAGAAATGGTAGTTAGGATCAACAGGCACCTCTCCTATCGGTTCTATGATGACGGAAAAGAACTTCTTGAACTCATTATCAATGATCACGTAAGAAGACGGCACGTTGAAAAGTGCCTGGGTCTTGGGGTGATCATGTAGCTTTTGGATTCTCGTCATTTCCCCCATACCAAGTAATTAAAGAAGTCAATGACTGAATCCCACAAGGGGAAGAACACGGTGAACATGAATAGGAGGAATAACACTCCTAAAATGCAATACCAAGCGGGCCTGTACTTAGGCAGGAGGTAATAACTCCCTACCTCTCCCTTCACTATGAAATTCAAAAGTTTTCTTTTCCATTTTTTCATGATTTCTAGGTGTTGTAGTGGGACTACTAGTCCCACTTGGTTAACAATTTAATATCGTGATCTCTTTATTGCCTATTTTCTCATCTGATACTACTAAGACCTCGTACTTCTGTGATTGGTAATTGTAAACCACCTCACAAGTATTGAAGCCTCTACCGTCTTCTCTCTGATCATAGATCGTGTTCACGTGTTGGTACATCTTGTTGCCTAACATGAAATTCACTTTTCCTGAAGTGTTAAAGTAGAATGCTACTGCGAACGCTAGTGTCTTCTTTTCATCAACTTTCTTTGCCATGATCTTTAATTTTAAATGTTTGACTTCCTGTTACTTATTTTGTATATGCAAATATAAAAATTATATGTCTGACTGCAAAATTTTAGTGGTACTATTTTGTAGTACCACTGTTAAAAATTGTTAAACATAAGAGGCTAAGTCTCGTTTCACCCTCTCCTTTATGGAGACCACTTCACGGAGGTACCCTTCGTACTCCTCAACGATACTCTCATCCGTTATGATGCCCGCCTTGTAGGAGTTGTACTTGTTGATCATGGCGAACTCCTCGCCTGCGGTGTAGGTCTCTCGGATGACGGCTTCCACGCATTTCCCGTACTCCGGTTTCCCTTTAACGGTAGTCTCTTTGCAAGACCATTGAACTGTTGGCTCACCGCCTTCTTCTCTCTCGACTGTTTCTTCTTGAATGTCCCAACGGTAAAGGTAGTTACCGTTCCCCACGGCCTCAAACACTGAAGGCTCATGGTCGTAATAAGCATTTGTCATAAAACTCTGATTTAATGATAGTTCTTAACAAGTTCCGTGAGTCGCTGTACTTCGCCCAGCCTAACCAACCGCATATCCCTTGCTTATATTCCTCCACCTTGATGCCTTTCACCCTGTTTAGTCGAGAAGCTCCCTTGCAGAAGTTTTTCTTGATACTCTTTCTTATCAAGGTCTGATCGTGATAAAAGACGAACCCCACGAAGTCAAGTCCCCTGCCTGACTTACTCCACTTACTCGACTTGATAGGGAAGACCTGCTCGTTGCCTTTCAGTCTCAACTTCAAGGAGGAGAGGTACTCTCTGATGTCAATAAGGAGAGAATGGAGTTCTTCTTTCGTAGACGCTAGAAATACCATGTCATCAGCGTACCTGAAGTAGTACTTCACGTGTTTAACCTCCTTAACCCAATGGTCAAAGTAGGCCAGGTAGAGGTTCGCTAGGTACTGGCTCAAGTAGTTACCGATAGGTACACCAGGTGCGCTGTCTATGATCTCGTCAAGTAGGCGCAGTGTCCTCTCACATTTAATCTTCTTCCTAACGATACTTTTCAGTATCTCATGATCAATAGAAGGGTAGAACTTCTTGATGTCTATCTTCAAGCAGTACCTAGTCCCTTCCTTGTCCTTCATCGCTGCTTTCACCTTGCACATGGCACGGTGAATCCCCCTCTCTTTTATGCAACTAAAAGTGTCTGACGTGAAAGTAGACACCCAGATAGGTTCTAGGACGTTCATTATAGCATGATGCACGATACGGTCAGGAAAATAGGGAAGTCTGAATATCTCACGTTCTTTCGGTTCGTGTATGATGTAAGTATCATACTTAGAATTCTTAAACGAGTCACTCTTTAAGGTCTCATGTAAGGCGAGTAAGTTTTCTTCCCTCTTCTTATCGTGACGTCTTACACCGTACGCCTTCAACTTCCCTTTCCTCGCTTTCTCATCTGCGAGTCTAAGGTTGTCAAGAGAGATGATCTTCTCGTATAAGTTACTGACCCTTTTAGTTCCCATTTTGCTTTTCTTAATCGGGGCTTTCGGTTTCCCTACTTGCTCCTTTCTGAGTTTGACATTTTTTGCCGAGAGGCAAGGCCGTTGTCCCACTATTAGTATTTTCTTTGAAAAGTATAGCCGAGAGCCGATGTTCGTATTCGTAATCGAGGGGGTGTTATCCGAATTAGAGTTCACGAGCCCTGCATTACCACTGTTATTAGCGTTCCCACCGAACAAGACACCTCAGGAGACAACCGACCTTTTCACCTCGATCACTCGAAGTAATACCTGTTATTGCTACCCCGGAGAGTCACCTTCCGAGGGAATTTATCCATTTCCTTGATCTTCTTCAAGACGTACAGTATATCAGAAGATCCCGTGAAGAATTTCTTTGCGTCTTTCTCTGGACTGTCCTTCTCAGGTTTTATCTTGACGAGAGTTTGACCTTTGGTTCCTTTCGCCTTACTGAACCTAGTAGGAACGTCTTCCAAGAAATCTACTACCCAGAATGTCGTGTTGACGATCTGAGACTGTGTCGTTTCTCCGCAGTTGAAACCCCTGTTGTTTTCATCACGCTTGATGTTCAGGAAACTTAAACTTCCGTCATCTTCTGTCACTTTATCCATTTTCTAGTATTTTGAGTTTAACGTGTTATTCGTGCGTGTGAGGCGTTTATTCGGGTATAAAGCAAAGCCGAGAGCCGACGTACGCATCCGCAAACGAGGGGGCGTAAGCCGAACGAGAGCTCACGAGCCCCGCATCACCACCGTTATAAGCGCCCCCACCGAACAAGACACCCCTTAGGGTCTCTATTGTCGGTATAGAGGTGTAATGGTAATCACAGAAGTAAGTCGTTGATCCCCCACCGACTGTTTCAGCCATTATCTCACCTCCTTCACCGAACAAGACAGACTTGAGGTAGCCTTCTGTTCTCGCCTCGTCACCCACGTACTTATACCCTTCATAGTTCGTGTCGTTGAACAGACTAGGGTCGTCCGTCACGAACACTTTGCTGAGGTTGTCACCCCCGTTCTCTTCAGTAGGAGAGATGCGAACGTTCACACCGTCCGTCCACGCCCAGACGTGGCCGAAGGGATTCTCTACTCCCCTGTATCGAGGCACTTGCACGGTTCTCTGGACTTCTCCCGCCTCGTTCATCATGTCGTAGTTCACGTACCCCGTGTTGTTGCCTAAAGAATCGGTGTGACCGCAAGGCACGAAGGGGTTGTAACTGTTGTAGTTTGACCACTCAGAAGAACCCGTGATTGTTGTCACTCCCAGACCGAGTCCGCCTTGAGCGAAACCGTTAGAATCTTTCTCTGAATTGAAAGTCTCCTGAGAGTTCAAGGTACCGTACTCGATTGCGAACAGCCAGAATAGGTCTTTCTGAATGTCGTAAGTCATGCAGTTCCACTCACTGGAGCCTTCTTTTCTCTTCCGTGCGTAGGCACGGAAGTTGGTACGACTGATACTTGTCGCAGGTCGGCCTAAGAGGGTACGGTAGGTACCGTCCCAATCCGAAGTGTTGTTACCTCCCCTATAATCCGTGTCATCATTCACCACGGAGCAAAGAGTAGTAGTAGACCTCTGCACGGAAGCCTCATAGGCGGACACATATTTCTTCTTCACGAAGTGGTAACCAGGGAGTGCCATCTCAGAGATCCTCACTCGCCTCTTCGTGCCTTCTGTCTCAAACTTGCGGTAATAAGAAGGTATCTCTACCATGACCTGGCCTTGAGAACCGTCCCTCGTCTCGTTCACCCACGTGCCAGGGTTTAGGTACTTCTGTACCGTCCCGTCATCAGAAAGTAGGCATCCTTTCATCTTCGAGTGGATCGGTAAAGACCTGTGGTAGTTGAAGTTACCGATCCTAGTGCACTGACGTGAGGACACCGTGGTGTCGTACTCTATCCCGTAACTCAGTTGGTCTTCTACCTGAGGGACTTGGTTGAGGAGAGTCTCCACGGTGACACCGTAGTTGTCACCCTCCTTTGCGACTACTAATTTCTCGTCACCAGAAAGCGTGTCTAACACGTCTAACTGGCTTATTTTCATTCCTGCCATGATTAATTATTTTGGTTTTCTAACAAAATGGATCCCTCGACCTCATGCAAGATCGGTTCTCCTGTCTCTAGTAATAGTTCCCTTTCAACCTTAGTGGCCGTCCCACGTGCCTCTATCACCACGTCACTTGAGGCGGGTGTGCTATAGGAGGCGTTGGATGACCTCTTACCGCCTTGCACGTACCACCCGTCAATAGAATAGGTGTACTCGTCCGTGTCATCGAGTAAGGTCATCGTGTTGACGTCTTCCGTGTAGTAAGGTACTCTTCTCGCACCCTCGAAGGTCAGTGACTTAACGTTGGCATTCTTCC